AGATACAGCAAGTTGTCTTGCATTATCATCTATAGTATTTTTAGATTGAGCGTTAGTATAACCAACGTTTGCTTCAGCAAGAGCTGCATCAGCTTCTAGTTTACGTTGAGCAACAGCTTCTTCTGCTTGTTTCTTTTTAGTCTGTTCTTCTATTGCTTTAGCTGCTTTTTGTTTAAACTCATTTGTAGTATAATCTTCTAAGAAGTCATTACTATCTAATTGCATTGATTCAATAAGTTTAGTAGCAAGTATTGCTGGTGCTTCTGGTTTAATAACCATTCCTGCCCCTTGATTGTTTAGTGCAGGTAATATTTCTGCACCAACTTTACTTAACTTCTGAATCATATTAGAATTTGAATTTTCACCAATATCTAAAAGTACTTCTACATCCATTTTAGAAGGTAAATCAGAAATATTAATAGAACCATATATTCCATCTTGATAATATTTTTGATTGCCTTTCATTTTAGACTTCATAGTTTCATAGATACCAACAATAAGCCGCTTGAATCCAGTTTCCGCAAATCTACGCGCTATATGCTGGATTCTTTTCTGTGCAGCGGATTGCACAGCCGATAGCTTCTGTTCAGAATTACCTGAAACATATAGCGTATCGTTTAAACCTTGTGCTGCCTTTGACATTCCTGTTGCCTGTTCTTTAATCATTTGGAGATGTTCAAGAAGAGGTACAGTACCTGTAGACATAGTTTCTGGTGGCATTGACTGTACAGCTGCTGCAGGATTACCGTTAGTTGGAATAATCTGCTTAGGCTTCATATTTTGCAATGCGCTAAAGTCTACTACATTCGGATCTGCAAGCTTTGGTGAATAGTTAGTAAGATAAGTATTCTCAACAAAGCCTCTTAAAATTGCTGTTGAAGCAAGAGTAGAGCTTCTAGCAAAGTCTGCCATTGATAAACCATAGAATTCATGAGGAATATCTATAGGTACAATAGAGGCTAAAGGAATCATTTCACAATCTTCTTCCCAAAGAATGTGCTTGCCTGCTGTAATAATATGCTTTAACTCTGCAATACCATCACCATCTCTATCTACCTTAATCCATGACTCAGTTACAGTAACTTCTGAATTTGCTTCTAAAGAATATACTCCTTCAGAGTTCATTCCCTGCCAATATGTTTGACCTACAACTTCTTTTCGAGCTGCAATTTCTTCACTATATGGAGAGTTACCTAACCAATTTGTATCTACACCAAGCTCTGCCCATGTATCAGGATCGATATCGTTTGCCCACTCAGGGTAATATCGTCTTAAGTCAGACTTAGTCATTTCTGTTTGAATACCTACATATGCCGCATCATCAATGTCTTTGGCATCATTAGAAATTCTAAATGACTCTGGTGGTATACAATCTAATTTTATTCTTGATTTATCAATTTTCTTTCTAAGTCTTACGTCTACATATTGTATCATTTCAGCAGACGTATCGAGCGTTAGCTCGCCGACGATTTCTAGGTTTTCATCCGCAAGGATCTCGTCAAGCTTTGCCTCGTCAATCGTTTCATACTCTTCAATTACATAGTCGTACTCTTCGACATAATCCCAACGGATTACTGCGTTTTTCCAAAGTAATGAAGACTTAATCCAGGACTGTAAGACTTCCCAGCCTTTATTCTTTTTAAATAGACAATAGTTAACTAACTTACTTGCTTCTTTAGCTGCTTTAAAAGCCCCTGGACTATCGTCATAGGGTACGAATTTAGCAAGTTTGTTATTACTTAAAAATAATTCTGAGATGACTGCAGTATAGGCTTCCACTACTTCAGTAGTAGATGTGTCTACAATCGTACTAACTCCTTGTGGAGCTAGATGAGATTGAGGAACTCCTGCAAACTCATAAGTTGCTTTAAGTCGCTCTCTAGTAAGATCTGAACTATTAAGCCAGTCTCCTACGCTATTATTAATACCAGCGTCAATTAAAGAAACTAATTGAGCGTCTGTTACTTGTTCTTTATAACCTGAATGTGCCATTATAGTTTTCCCTGATTTGTATAAATAGGTTTACTGGCTTCCATTGTTTTCTGGCTATAGCCTTTACTTCCTGGTTGAGATAAGGGAACTTTACGCTCTACCTTACTATCTTTTTTCTTTTCTGTTTGTTGTATAAAACGTGACATGTACCGCTCCTGGGTTTAATATCCTGTATCACTTTCTTTAACTAGTAATAAGTCAAATGTTCCTGTTACTCGTGTATTATTTGTTTCTACTTCTGATGCTCTTAGCTCAATATCTGTTTTTTCGTTAAGTTTAATAGGTAGTGGAAAATTCATTGAATAGGTATTTTGATAGATTTCTGACAAATGAAGAATTTTAAAGGATTCTCCGTCTTGTCGCTGAAACATACTAAGTTGAACATCTTCGTTTTTATTTACAGACGCACCTAATTGTAGTAAGTATCCAGTATGCCCTGTTGGAATTGTATAAATTGCCATAAGCGTTTGCGAATAGCCAGGATCAATTTGTGCTACTACTGTGCCTACGCCAGAACCAACTCTTGCAGTGATAATTCCTGCGTTTTCATCAGTATGATTATAGATCATTCTAAAGACTCTATAAAACGTATTAGTTGTCGTAACTGCAGTAAGTCCTGTCATTGTTACTGTTTCTATAATAGGATTACAGTCTGCGTCCAATCCTTGAATTTCAAGAGTGCTAGTGTCTGCTGCATCTGTAGAAATAGCATAGAGTGTTTGGGCTGTTGTTAAAGCAGACCAAGGGTATAGTCCTCCTCCTGTCCATATTGTTTCAGGATCTGTATTACCATCAATCTGAAAATTTGCACCATACTTATGAATAAATGAGTGACCAGCAACTAAGCCTTTGCTCACCGATAGATAAAAAGGTTCTGCTGTATTTCTACGAATATACCTTTCTTCTATAACACCTCTAGGTTGTACCATTACCATTTCACCTTTGCAGCCCAATACGCTGCGCTTAAGGGTCCTCTATCAATATTTTTCTGATGTCTAGCTCGCCATGCTTTATTTCTTTTACTTCCTTTAGGGCTACCACTTACACCTTGAGATCCAAATCTAATCAATTTACCTTTTTCTGGCTTACCACCTTGCCTCGCAAGGACAGCATGGGACTTGGTTGAATGCTTAGGGGTTCTTTTTGGTTTGTTGTAACCTGAGAAGGTTTCACCACCTTTTTCGATTGACATTTTAAATCTCCTTTTCCCCAGTAAACAACGGGACTTTTATACTTTTTACGTCTTACCCTCATTACTCATCCAAACTCCGAATGCACCTGTCATGGCACCCATTACAACGCTGACAAAGGCTGACTGTGGTGTTGTTGGGTCTTCCAAGCTCATAAACCACTCTGCACAACGCCAACTCATTATTGTCATCGCTATCATCATTAGTCTCGGTAGTATTTTCCATCTAAGAAATGTCTCTACGCTCATGCCTGTCTAGCCCTTTTAATTTTCTTTTTAGCTGACTTAGTGTTTGAAGCAAATTGCTTTCCTTCTTTAATAGCTTTTCTCTTAGCCCTAGTAGTTGCGGCGTGTTCTTTTGCCGTGAGACTTCCCACAGCTGAAGCTGGCATATAACGCTCGCCAGTAGCAAGCGGCCCTTGTATAGAAGGTTTTCCACTCTTAGTCCTCCACTTTTGCTTAGTCCATTTAGTAAGACTTATCTGAGGGGCTCTTTTAGTCACGATAGCCTCCACCTTTAGCTTTGTATTCCTTGGCTACCATTTGCATTTTTCTAGCACTGATTTGACCAGATTTACCACCTTTATTACCAGCTAGTATTCTTCTATAAATACTTTTTCTTAATTCAGGTTTAGTGTAATTACCAGCTTCATTAACCCTACTTTTCTTAAGCGGAACTCTTTTCATTGGTATATCCTCACTTTTGTTTCATCTAGATAAACAGGTCTACAGTATGCAGTAGCTCTATGTTTTTCAGGTATATAATCATAGTTTCCGTAATTACCATAACGTCTAACTATTTGACTAGCAAAGTAATTACATCTATCTATACTTTTGAAATACATATCATTAGATATGGTTCGATCGCCCAGTATAACTATTAATAAAAAGGCATGAATCATTTCTGCCTCCGAAGATAAATGGGCTTTTTACTACCCCTAGCAGCCCTGACTAGGTGAGGACATTGGTAGCTTTACTGAAGAGTGAGCTTAGATAGCTCTTCCTCTAATTCTTCGTCCGTTAAGTCGGCTGCATCAATATTTGTTTGAGTAACATCCTGACGCGAAAGTTTAGGTGCTTGGTACTCGGCTAGTATTGAGGCTACTTTTACAATATTATCAGTGTCGTTCTCTTCCATAGCCTGTACCAAGACATACTTGAGGGCAACTAAAGCATCTGGTGCTTCATCGCCTAATTCTCTCATAGCGATAATTGTTTGTTTAGCCAACTCTCGCTTTTCTTTATTCTTTTTTCTTACCTCTAGTCCTTTAAGTCTATACTCGTTTGCCATCTCAGTAGATGTAATACTTTTAAGATTCTCAGATCCTGGGTGATATTTCTTTTCTTCTATAGCCATTGTGTACTATCCTCCTCGATAGCCCCTACTTTATCTCTCCAAGAGATTGTATCATCAGTTAAACGATGTTGATGAGTTCTATATGCTTCTAACGATATCGCTAGCGCAATAACAGTATCATCATAGTTTCCTGCTAATGCATTAGTAGATCCTTTCTCATCAGCTACATAAGTTTTAAGCTCTGAAAGTATAATATCGCTAGGAATAGCAATATCATAGTCTTCAATAGCTCGTTTAAGGTTTCCTATAATCATAGGCTTAGTAGATACGGTTGTTCTAAACCCTGGCTTACTACCCTCTTCATTCGATAGGTTCGCTGATTTTGTTTGATAGTATAGGTTAAGATAATTCATTTGTTTTAGGCGGTTTAGAGTAGCAATCCCTAAAGAATTACTTTCAACAGCTAATAGTGCATTGTTGTAATACCTTCCGAGATAAAATAACATATCTCCAAACATTGAAGGATCTACATGATTATCTCTAAATAATCCGCATACTTGCCTATCAGCATCCATAATAACAGCCGTACTGTAATCTTGACCTACTCCAAGAGCAACATCTGCCCCGATAATAAATCTATCTTGAAAACGAGGAGACTTCCAGATTTCTAGATGACCTTCTCTATTATCTTCAAAGTAACTGCTTCCTTCGTCATATACTCTAATATAGCTAGGTGCAGAAACTTCATAGTTTAATAAACATTCTTGATCAAATACACTGTTACCAGAGACAAGAAATGCCTCTTCAGGACTAGCAGGATACTCCTGTCTAAACTTATTTTCACCACTCTCAGCAATCTTTAGCCTACGCCAGTATAACTGATTATTATCTAAACTATATTTTTCTACTAATTCTTCTTCTTCTAAAGTAGTCTCAAAGCCTTCAGGGGCTTCCCTACGATATTCTTTAGTAATAAACCAAGGTAGAAAAATAGGAATGTATTCATTCTCACCTTTCATCGCCCCTTGATAAAGTCTATAAAATTCTCCACTGGCTCCATTAGCCGTACTTTCAAGAATAACTTCAGTCCCCTCTTCTTGAGAGATACCTTGGAATAATCCTGCAAGAATTTGTTCGTCGAATTGCCAGAAACCAACCTCGGATAGGTGGGCAATAGTAGGTGTAGTTCCTCTTCCAGCTTCTTTAGCCCCTGCTGTGTAAAGTCGATATCCACTTTTATTTTCCTCAAATAGAATCTCTTTAGCATTTGACTTTTGTAGCTTGGGAGGATTTTCCATATTATCAATAATGTTTCTACTCATATTAAAAAGAGCGTCTGAGGTAGCACTGTCATGTGCCATCACAACCGATCTTGTGTAAGGAGTAAAAAATGTCTTCCAGAAGACTCGTCCAGCGCAATAGGTACTAATTCCTTGCTGCCTAGCTTTAAGAACAATAGCTCTAACCTTTCCAGTCTTACTACGTTGTTCTTCAATCTTCCTATTAATTTCTTTTTGTGCGTCATTGAACTCAAAGGGTACGAAGCCTTGAGAAGCGTTCTTTGTGATGATCCTAATCTGTTCTTTTGCAAAAACTTCAAAGTCATTCATATATCTTTGTCGCTGCTCTCTCCTGGCCTTTTCCTTCAATAGTTCCAGTTTGGCCTTATTTGATAGCATCTTTTTAGTGTCCTCTAAAAATTTTCCTATAAGGGTGTGTTTAGTCTTTGTTTATGTATAAAAAAGATGTGGAGCGGTGTTGGGTACCCCCTTCTTGTTTGCGGTCCCCCCTTCCGCTCCCTGTGGGGCTCTCTCTCTCGGCCTTTCGGCTGTCTTCGCGGTAGCGTGGTTCTTCTGCGCTCCCGCGTGGGTTGCCGTTGTTGGCTTCCCTTTGCCTGCTTGCGGGTTGTCCGCTTGTGGGCTGGGCGCTTTTGCCCGTCTATAGCTTGCTTTGGAGGTTTCTATGCTTGCTTCTTCTAACAACACTCTCACCGTTGCTTCCACTTCTTCTCATGTGGCTGGTGGCGTTCCTTCCTCGTTTTCGGTAATTGTGGGCTCTGCTCCTGTGCCGTCTTCGCGGTTCGTTTCTGCTCTTCCTGGGGCAGTCATGTTGGGTTCGCCTGTGCTATCTCGTTTGGAAGATGGTGCTTTGGTTACAGTGCCTTGGTCTTGTCCTGTTTCGGGTCTTTCTGGCTCGTTGAAGTGCAAAGACTCTGGCTTTGTTCCTGGTGAGGCTGCTGAGTTCTTTTCAGCTTTGGAGTCTGCGGCTTTAATGTCGGCTTCTTCAGGTGCTGTTTGGTACTTGGGTGGTGCGCCTAATCGTTCGGGTAGTGTGTTGAATGGCTGGTTCTGTGCCATTTCATCCTTGCCTTTCAAGGCTCCGGTTAAGCGTAGCTCCGGCTCTTCTGTCGTCTTTGGCGGCTAAAGCCTTCTTTGAGACGTCCTGCTTCGGTGGGGCGTCTCTTTTTAAGGTTGTTGGCAATCCTGTCCTAACCTAACGCTCAACAAAGGAGGGTATTATGCCTCAGCAGAGCACAGTCCAGAAGAACGATGGGTTGGACTCCATCAGAGAAAACTTCAAGGATATACTTGCAGTTTATGACTCACCAGAATTCAGGAGAGTGGTCAGTTATCTGTTCCATTCTGAACCTGAAGAATGGGTAAAGAAGTCATCGTCTCTCTCAGACGAAGAGTTCAAGTGGGCTAGTCGTTGTGTCGAGTTCCTGTATCATGCAGATGCCGACTATATGCGAGTCTACGATTGGGCTAACAAGTTTGGAGGGTACGGAACTCTCATGGTCCGTATGGGCTAAACAACTAAGAAGAGACCCTTCGGGGTCTCTTTTTAAGGTTATTGGCAATCCTGCCTCAACCTTTTCCAAAGGAGGTTCCCATGGAACAGGAAGAGAAAACAGTGGACTGGCTTCTGTCTAAGCTAGAAAACCTTGAGTACAGTATGGGAGAGCTTGAACAAGCTTTTCTTAACGCGCAAGAGAAGTCTAGACGCTATAGCAATGCGCTAGAGGCGTTGACTGGCATGTGCTATGATGAGCATGTGCACAAGAGTCTTATAGAGTCTCTTAAACAAAATGAAGGAGAAGGGGCTTAGGCTCCTTTTTTTAAGAAAGAGAGGTCTTATGTCTCGTTACGATACAATTGAAGCTGAATACCATAGTCTTTGGAATCAGCTTTTAGATATAGCCAACAAGGTTGATAATAACAGTCTTGGCTATCAGCCTGAAGGTGAAGAACTGGAAGGCTACAATGAAGAGTACAAGCGT